ATTCCTTGAATGCCTTGAGTGCCTTGAGTACCGGTAGCACCTTGTGTACCGGTTGCGCCTTGAGTGCCGGTTATACCTTGCCTGCCTTGGATTCCTTGAACCCCTTGTGTGCCAGTTGTGCCTTGTGTGCCGGTTATACCTTGAATGCCTTGAATGCCTTGAGTGCCGGTAGCACCTTGTGTACCGGTTGCACCCTGAGTGCCGGTTATACCTTGAGTACCTGTTGTACCCTGTGTGCCGGTTGCGCCCTGTATGCCTTGAGGTCCGGTTATGCCTTGTATTCCTTGAGCGCCGGTTGTGCCTTGAGCGCCGGTTGTGCCTTGGGTACCAGTAGTGCCTTGGGTACCAGTGGTGCCTTGAACTCCTTGAACACCTTGAGTAACAACAATTCCTAGGCTGCCTGAAACACCTTGAATGCCTTGGGTGCCAGTGCCGCCTTGTACACCTTGCACACCTTGTGCTCCTGTTGTGCCCTGTGTGCCGGTTGCGCCCTGTATGCCTTGAGGTCCGGTTATGCCTTGAGCAATGCCTGTGAGTTGACTGCCATTGCCAAGAAAATAATTGGCCTGTACATTGCCTGAAATAAGCAGGCCACCTGCTGTGTTAATACCACCAGTTCCCACGTAAATTGCATTGAATCGTTGTGCCATTGTGCCGAGCGCATACACATCATCAATATTAGGAAATACGGTACTGTTAAATTGGACTCGTCCTATTCCTGACGGGCTGAGGATAAGATTGCCGTTAAGATCAGTGGTACTGATTGTATTGTTGGCAATTTGCACATTACTGAGCACAGGTCCGGCTGAAAAAATCTGTGTGAAATTGGTATTGGTAAAATCAAACGCTGTGCGTAAAGGATCACCTTGCCCGTCATCGGGTTCCGCGCCAATGTCAATAATGAGTTGTGCCATAAATTATAGTCTCTGAATGTATTTACCTAGCCTGAATATAGACAGGAATTGGGCAAATTCTAGAGATCTTGGCCTGTTGCCACACGATCCAGGAACATTTGCATGGGCAGGTGCAAAAGATTATGAAACATTTGTAGTTCTCGTAGATCTGCTGTGGTTGTGCCACACACACGCACAAAGGTAGTTTGTGGAAAGGATTGCACAATTGCCGACAACTGCTTGATCCAGTTGCCGGTGTAGGTGGGAACTGAGTCGGCTGTTTTGTAAAAGTCTGTGCCAGCATACACATTGTTGAATTTTTTATTCACAGTTGGTCCCATGTCAAATCCCAGCAGATACACCCTGTGATGGCCATCCAATGCAGCCACTGCGGTGGCTATGGGCCCTGAACTGTTGCTGTGATACTTTTTGGGTACTGGCTGCGCCCCCAGTCCTGGCAAGGGTTTGCGAGTAAGAAATCTATGTTTGATAGCATAACCAGAATTTTGTATAGTTTCAGCAATGGGTCGATCTGTGGCCACAAGACAATCGGGCTCAAAGTCTCGAAAGAGTCCGTTACAGCCGTAGATCTTGCCCAAGGCACGCAGGCCATGTAGGTCAACTACCTGCCTGCTGACCCCGTTGCCACACACAAATGCTCTAGTCATAAAAAATCCCCCTTGTAGTTAGCAAGGAGGATCATCAAGGTTTATAAATTAACTAGTAACTTTAGCCACCTGTGCCAACTGTACAGAACCGTTGTTTGCTTCCACACTGTTGATGATCTCTGCGCCGGACCATGTGACAGTGCCTTCGTCTGTGAAGAAGTTGGTCACATAGAAATTTTGGCCTGAGTAGATATTTTCACCAGCGTTGTTGTTTGAGTATGTGCCGTAGGTCATGCCAGTCCAATCACGTATCCATTTATTGGTCAAACAACTGGCAAACACAGCAGCACTGTCTCCAACAGAATACTGTATACTCATGTTGCCAGCAGTGGGTGTGGCAGTGTTTGATAACACACACACTCCAACAGGAAATGCAGTGCCCGACCCTGAACCCACGCCAGTGGCTGTGAACACATCACCTAAAGCAAAATCAACACCTGCACCTATGCTGGCCCAGTTGGTTGTGCCCACTGAAGCAATTTGATAGGCTTGTCCTGTGATCAAACTTTCGTCCGCTGTGGCAGCGGCTGTGTAGGCTACCAAGAACTTGTGTGCGCCTTTTTGACGTATGAGACGTCCTGCTCCGGCAGTGGTGTTGGTACCATCTGCCAACAAAATGTTTACCACTGCTGCCACTTCGGGAAAAGTGCTTGAAGCTGTGCTGGTGGCAGGTGATCCACCCACAACTCCCAAAAACTCAGTGGCACTGAGGGTATCGGCTGAATTGACCACCGGTGCAGTCAAACTTCCAAAGTTTGGATATCCTGCACCTGTTAATACATTTTGATTGTATGCTGTGACCACTGGATTGGAACCCGAAACTGAGGTACCTGAACCAATGTTGGTTTTTTGAATTTTAAGTGCTCTTCCCATTTTTTTCTCCTTAAAGAAGCCCTATGCCGGTTCTATCGACTACGCGGTGGATGGCCGCATAAAACGCCCTATTGCGTTGACCAGTATTTATGATCACAGAGATATTTTGCAGTGTGCAAAGATTTTCTTAAATATCTTCATGAACACAAACGACTTGATTGCCACGGGCAATCTGGCCAGAGAACAACACAATCCAGAAAAAGCCATTGCACATTATGCACAGGCATTTGTGCAAGATCCCAACCATTCAGGTGCATTCAACAACTATGGCAATGTGCTGAGAGAAATGGGGCATACACAACGTGCCATTCCTTTTTTGGAAACTGCAAGACTGTTGGATCCCTCCAGTGTCACAGCAGAGTTTAATCTAGCAGTGGCACACTTGATGTTGGGCAATTACGAACAAGGATGGAAGTTGTATGAAAGTCGTTGGCGGTACGAACACTTGAATAATACCAAACCCCGATTACCAAAACCCGAATGGTCAGGCGAGGATCTGCGTGACAAAACTATCCTGGTCATTGGCGAACAAGGACTTGGAGATCAAATTCAGTTTTTGAGATTCTGCGGCAATCTTCAAGCCCAGGGTGCAAAGATTAGACTGCATGTGAGTCCAGGAATCAAACCTTTGCTGATCGATAATCCACCAGCAATCGTAGAAGTAACCTGCAATGCAGAAGATGAGATTGGTGCTTTTGATTACTGGGTTGCCATGATGAGCCTGCCCAGACTTTTAAACATGCGATTAGAACATGTGCAACACTATTTACAATATGTACAACCTGATACACAACGTGTGAAAATCTGGAGTGAAAGGCTGGGCATTACAAAAAATCGCATGAGAATTGGCATTGCCTGGTCAGGGCGTAAAGATTCATGGATCAATCAACACAAGAGCATGCCAGCGGCGACCATGGCAGAACTTGTAAAGAAGTTTCCTGAGCACCAATGGGTTAGTTTGCAAGTTGATGCCAGCGAGCAAGATCAAGCAGTGGTAAAGGCCGCAGGGGTAGAGTGTTATCCCGGAACTATCACGGACTTGGCTGACACAGCCGCCTTGATGCATCACCTGGATCTTGTGATTTCTGTAGACACAGCAGCCGCACATCTAGCAGGTGCCATGGGTCGTCCTGTATGGATTCCTCTAAATTCATATGGTGCTTGCTGGCGCTGGATGCAGAACCGTGATGACTCACCTTGGTATACAACTGCCAGATTGTTCCGTCAAGAAAAATACGGCGACTGGTCAACACCAATGGCCCGGATTGAAAAGTTCTTGGGATTCTTTAAGATTTAAAAAAAAGCACCCGAAGGTGCTTTTTGAATTGTAAAGCAACAAGTCGATCTTAGGAGAAAGACAAATTGCTCACGGCTATCTCGCCCACATAATCGCCCGCATTACCAAAACTCGATGCGGTGTTAGTGAGTTCAATGAAGCCATAGCGTGTCATGAAGGACACGACTGGTTCAAAGGTTGTTGGATCCAACACAACACCACTTGACATCAAAGGAATGTATGGGCAGTAGAATGCTGGAGCGTCTGCTTCTGAAGAACCTTTGTAACCGACCAACACAGGTGTTGTATCGCTTGCATAAGAGTCAACGAACACACGCATTGCGCCGTTCAATGTACCAACAAACTTGGTGTTTGTAGGTGCTTCGAATGTACCTTCTGTAGTACGTGCAAATGCGCTAGTAGTTGCAGATTGCAACACTGTCAAACTTGCAGAACTAACAACAGCATAGTTACCTGCGCCACGACGTGTACGTTGGGCGATCAAGTTAGCAACACGGTTGATCAAAACAGCCAATGCGGCATGTTCGTCACCAACGAATGTAGCAGTACCTGAAACGGTTGCTTGGTTGTATGTGTACTCAGTTGCGGCCAAGCTACGGAGACTCAAAAGAATCTCTTGGTCAATTTCAGCAGTAATCTCTTGAGCCAAAGCAGCCATGATTTCGGCTTCTACGTCGATACCATGCATTGCTTGTGCGTCTTGAGCGGCTTCAAATGTCCAACGTGCTTGCAACTTGCGAGTCTTGGCTTCAACAGCCTGCTTCAAGATTTGCACGGAAATTTGACGACCACCAGAACCTTCTAACACAGATGTATTAGCACCAGTGTAGATGTTTTGTGTTGCATCAACAGTACCAGCAGTTACGCTAGATGCTGAAGAATATGCTTGAGCGATCAAGAATGGGCTCAATGCTTCTTGACCAGCGGCAGTGCTTGTAGCGGCTGCGCTGTTGTCAGTCATGCTGTTGGCATAACGCACACGCAAAGTGTGAATCTGACCAACTGGGCCTGTCATTGGCTGAACGCCTACCAACTCGTTAGCAATAACTGTTGG